CTGTGCGGATGGCTAAGCCTAATTTTTTACGCGCTTTGTCTTCCCTTGGTCAGCGTGCCGCTAATATGACTCCAGCTGGTAAAGCTGCTTTGATTGCTTATGGTGCTTATGAGGCAAATTGTACTTCTCAATTGTTTACTTCTCTGTGCTTTGATACTGAAGATGCATCGCAACCAGGTGAAATAGATTTTACTGATCATGTCCCCGCTAAACCGCAAACTTTCGTTACTTGTAATGCTTATTATCCTTCTGATACTCACTTAGGCGCTTTCACTGGTACTACGTTCGCTGATTGTGTTTCTAAAGCCTCTGAATCCGTATCTTCACAAATTCAATTGCCTAAAGCTTCTGAAAATATTGAAATGGCACCCAATATCACGCTCACTATTAATCGCTCGTTTGAGTCCATTAATACTATTAATTTATCTAGTGCCACTATCGGTTATAAAATTGTCTCTACTGCTGTCCAAACTACTTGTTTTGCTAATTCATCTGGTCAGCCTGTTTGTAATACTTCCGCGCCTTCTGTTGGCACTCAGTTTGTCGCTGGTTCTGTTGGGCTTGGTCAAAATCAAGAAGGTTTTATTTGTCCACCGGATGCAAATCCAGATTACACCAATGGCCCTTTATTCATTAATAATGCTCATTCGTGCTTCCGGCCAACTAATAACATACGAGTTTCTGCGATTGATGAGACTTGGCTAAATGAACAATATGCAAAAAACCCTAATCCTTTGATTGATGCTGATATTGGTCTAGATGATTTTGTTGATTGGGAGACTGGCGCACCTTATCCGGATTTATTTGATAATCCGACTTTTGACCCTGTTAGCCCCTCTTTTGCTGATGCTGCTGAAGCTATTGCTACTGGTACTGTGCAGCATACCAACCCAAACGCCCCTAATTATGTACCAGCAGAAATGATGCCTAATTTATTAGTCCAGATTAACAACTGGCACGAAGGCAGTACCTTTGTTGATTTATACACTAATCAAACTATTACACCTGACGCACCACCAAAAGAAGAAACTCCTATTGATTGGTCTAAATTCCCCGGTCTAACCAAATCTCAATATGAGGCTTCAAATAACAGCTGGGGAAATCAGGCCGTGCAAGGTCAGAGTGTACAAACTGAAGTTGATAAGCTCACCCAAGAGCACCAAAAACTTACTGATTTCATCGAATCACCGTTACCTAATTTTAACGGTCAACCAAAGCTTTTGGATTTTGTAACCTTACCAACTAGTGGTGGCTGTCGCGGTTTTAATCTCTCTGTATCTATTCGAGGTGAGCCAAAAACCATCACTGTTGACCAACATTGCCCCCCTTATAATGATTGGGGTCAACCTGTTGTGAGTTGGCTTTTATCAATTTACACGCTGTTACTTTGTTTCCGTATCTTCCATCGCACACTTGAGGTAACCCCATAATGGCTGCTTTTCTTACGTTTATTGTCACTGGTCTAACTTCATTTTTTCGTATCTTTGTAGCCTTTGCCGCTCAGCGGCTAGGCTTAGCAGTTATTTATATTGGTGTTTATGTAGCTGCTGTTACTGCTTTAGCCACTGGTTTTACAGAGCTTTTTTCATCTTTGGCAACCAGCGCACCTAGTAACGGTTTTTTAGCTGCGGGTCTTTCTTTAGTTCCGCCAAATGCTTCTGTCTGTATATCTGCTATTTCATCGGCCTATGCGCTTTCAGCGCTTTTTACTTTCCATCAGCGTGCGCTGAAAATTAAGGTAACCACTAAATAATGGCAATTTTCGTTGAAGGTGTTCGCGGCTCCGGCAAGTCAAAAATCGCGGTTAGAGAAATTAAAACTTATCTGCAATTGGGTTTGCGTGTTGCTACTAATTTGGACATTAAGCCGGATGTTTTAGCACCTAACGCGAAATCTTATATTACTCGTTTGCCTGATATTCCTCGTTCTATTGATTTGGAATTGCTTGGAAAAGCTTATCCGGAATTAGACCCAGACAACCCAGACACTTACGACGAAAGCCGTTTTGGTCTTATTGTCATTGATGAACTTTTAACTTCGTTTAACTCTCGCTCATGGAATGATAAAGATCGCTTGGCCGTTGTATCTTGGTTCGTGCAATCTCGTAAGCTTGGGTGGCGGGTTTGGCTTTTATCTCAAGATGTTGATGCAGTCGACAAACAATTGCGCGAAACACTTCTGCAGGAAATTTGGCATTGTCGAAGCGGTAAAAATCTTTTTAGCTCTCCGATTCTCGGAAAGATTTTGAATCTATTTATTAATCCAATTATTAAGATTACTGCTCCTTATGGCTTTCACGTTCTTAATGTTTACAACGGGAAAAAGAAGGATCGTCATCATTTATCTAAGACTGAGTTTTTTAAATGTTATGAATTGCATCCGGCCTATAAGACTAGCCAGCAATTCATCTTAGACACATTTATTAATAAGTACGGTAAGCAAATAGACATGCGGGCATCGTTTACCGTTTTGCCCGCTAACTACTTCGATAAAAAAGAACCTCAGAAAATAGAGCCAGCAAAACAACCAGTACCAAAAAAAGTAAATCCTCTTTTAAAATTTGGATGGCAACTTCCCGCTGCTGTCCTTTGCTTTTTTGCTTGGTACTATTTCTCCCAAGCTGAAGAACCTCAGCAACTAACAACTGCCAATCCGACATCACAGGCCCCAGCACCAGTAAATGAAGTTGATGAGCAACAATCAAATCAGCAAACAAATCTATCTGATTTTGAGTCAACCTTAGAAAGTGTTGTTATAACTTGCACTGTCTCAACTGGTAAATCACATGCGGATTTTTGTTTTGAATCTGATGATGGGTCTTTTTATCCTACTGATTTGGGTTACAAAGTTACTTATCTTGCCCCATGTGCTGCAACGATAACTTTTAAAAATGAAAGTAAGCTTGTAAAATGTCGCCCTCATTACGTACATTCTGAATCTTCGCAATCGATCGCGGCCGTTGCGCCTCTCCCACAAGATAAAACATAAGGGACTATTTTATGAGTATGATTGATAGAGATTGGTATAAAGACCATCATCAAAAAACTAAACCTAAAACCTATCAAACATTAGATAAAGATCCGCGTGAACTCTCTACCGATGACAAACCCCATCAAACAAACCCCAAACCTTTTCGCTTGAGCCTTTTCAATTTTGTATTAATTTCACTATTTATCATTACTTCGATTATTCGCTATTTCTCTAGCTAACTTCTGGGGATTATTAAGGGGCGTTAGCCCCTTGATGGGAGCGGAGCGTAACTCTTTTGAAGCCCTTGGGCTTCCCTCTGCCAAACTAAAGCCCGAAAGGGCTTTTTTTATAACTTATCTATTTCGCACGTGTTTTTGAGTTACTTGCCGTAGTCCGGCACAGTAATAGCCGGACCTTGTTCCATTTTGGAACACTTTCAAGGGTTGCTGTTTTTTTGCTGTTGCTCTATATTTAGCCAATAAGCTTTCACTAAGTTATTGTTATTTAACGTAATAATCACATTATGGGCTATATTTGATGCGTTGGCTTTGATTTAAGCCTGAAGTGCCTGAAATACTAAGAAAAGCCGCCAAAAGCAATAAGCTTGAAGCGGCTTTAAGCTTTTTTGCTAATGCGTTCCATGCTGATTGTGCTTTTTCGCTTTTGGCTGATTCAGCTGCTAGTTCGACAAGCACTAGTGCGACGTCGAGCGCGCAAGCTTCAGCAATAAATACTGCTTGTTCTTCTGTAAGTCTTCTTTCACCTTTTCTGATTGCGCTCACATTCATTCTGGTCATGTGTGGCAGCTCAGCTGCTGCTGCTGCATCTGATTTCGCTTTTATAAATTCTTTGTATTGGTCAATTAGCTTGTTGCTGAAATTCATACGTAACGCCCTTGACTTTGTATCCAACTATGGATACATTTCATTCCGTATCCAATTTTGGATACACTTTGTTTTTATAAAAAGTATATCAGGAGCGGCTTCTCATGGATATGAACACAATCAAAGCCTTACAGGCTGCCAATGCTGGCATTTTACTCACGTTAACTCGTGAACCTGTACGCGCAATTTTCGAGCAATGGACACTATACGCGAACTTTGAAATTCTGGGTGCTAACGCCAAGAAAATTGTTCCGGCAAAAATTCAAGTTGCTCAATCCAAGTTTAAATCAACGATAGAAAACCAACTTCAATCAAACGGCCTTTCTTTTATCGTTGTTGATTTAGTTGACAGCGCTCGGGCAAACGAAGTTAGCCGCTCCGCTGAGCGTTGTCAGCTTCCTTGCCCAGTATGTGGCAAGGATGATTTAGATGTTAGCAAAGGCTGCGCTAATCCTTCGGTTTTCTCTCCAGCTGTTGGCGATTGGCTGTGCAACTTGGTTGAATTTACTGAGGTTCGTTCATGAGCAATTCTCAGTTATCACGCAACCAACGTTACGAAATTTCAAAACGTTCTCAAGGTTTGGAAAAAATAACGCTTTGGATCCCTACTTCTGTTTTAGCCGATTTTCAACTTGCTGCTTCCCTTTGTTGCGAAAATCGCGATTTAGTTTTAGGTAATCTTCGAAGCTCTCGAACTGGTCGCGCAGTATCTTTAAGAACTGCCGTCACTGGTGACAATGGTAGCAAACTATGATTGATATGGTTTCCATCAGCATCCCATTTTTACGCAAGCACTATGTTGAAAGTGCTTCTGGTGCTTGCTTTATTGATGACCGGACATTAATGGAGCGCTTTGGACTTGATTTATCCGGCTGTGTATCTTGGGACACTGAAAACCAAAAGTTTACTTTTACGCAGTTATTCCACAAGTTCGAATCTCTGCCTTCTTCGTTTGCTTCTTTAGCTTTTAAGATAATCAACGGCACAGATTTCAAGCGTATTCCTTACATTAAAATTGTTGGTAATCCTGCAAAGCTTTTACAGGGTCACAACGTTTACGGTTCAGACAATCTCAACCTCTGCATCATGGCCGTAGTCGAGGCGTTCTGTTTTGGGGATCACAATCTCACAGAATTTTTAGACTGGGAGCATGGTGTAGTTGATTACTTAGATGTGACCTATACCGCCCATGTTCCGAACCAACAGCAAGCGCAACAATGCTTAGATTTGATGCGTAACATCAAGATAGGTCAAACCCGCCCTTGGTACGATGAAGAATACAAAACCACTTTGTATTTCAATAAAGGATCTGAAGTTTGCGTTAAGAAAGTTTACTTAAAACTCGTTGAACTCGATTCGCAAATTAACAAGCTTACCCGCAAATATGCTCAAACCAAGTATGAGCATTTCCGACGCCAATTGGCAGAAATTACTAGACCAGAAGTTAGGCTATTTGCCACTGGTGCCGTTCGTTTTGAGGCTCGTATTTATCGAGATTGGTTCTCTCAACGCGGCTTGCCTGCAACGCTTGGCTTAATCACAGATCCACAATTACAGATAGACAATCCGCAAATAATTCCGACCCTATGGGGTTTAGCATTTAAAGACGTTTTCAAGTCTTTTGAAGGTGCAACAATGAACACGTATGACAAAGAATCTGTTTTAAATTCTCTTAAAGCTAAATTTTTCCGTGTTTCGGATTCCGGCAAAATTAGTTATCCAAAAGCAAACCGCCTCTATGGTGTTTATAGAAACATCATGACCGACGGCTACGAACGTACCAAAGCGAACTACCCTCGCAACACTTGGTCCCGCTATACGCATGATTTTACCGACGCTGGTTTATCACTGGCTCAACTAATGAATTTGACTGGCGACCAGTCAAACGTCGTTCCGTTTATCAAGATGATTAACGTCGATTTCTCGAAGCAAGTCCCTGCTGATTTTGTCGAACCTTTACCGCTTTCTCAGCAATACAACCTCAACCCAGCGCTTTTAAAACTGCGCTTAGTTTCATAAGGAAACCAACATGTCAGATTTAAATTTATTCCAAGGTTTGACGCTTACCGGTACTTATTTAGGCACTCGTATAGCTCTTGGCAAACCAGACCAAAACGGCCAAACCCGCCAAACTTTGTTTGCTGGTTTAGAGGTCGCCACTGTAGGCCAATACGGTGAAACCAAAACAGAAGTACTTGAATGTGTAATTTCTGATTCTCTGATTAAACAAGGTATAGCAGCCCATTTAGCAAAGTTTGAAGGTCAGCTTTTGACTTTGCCCGTTTGGGGTCGAGTTTGGCAAGGCGCTAAGTCATCTGGTGTTACTTATTACCTCGGTAATGACATTACTAAGCTTTTTAAGGCTTAACATTTTTTAGCAACGGGTTTTAGTACTTCTCCAAAAGCCTTTTACCCGTTGTGCTTTTTTATAGGTGATAAATGGAAGCCACAATTTCTGACCTTTATTTACTTATTTTCGCTTGTGCTGCCTGTTTCGCACTTGTAGACGGTTTTAACTCTGGTTACCAGAGGTAAAAAATGGACATAAATGACGCTGCAAAAATTATCGGTCTTTTATTGTCTCTTTGGCTGGTTGGATTTGGTGCGGGTATTACCCTGCGCATGTTCAAACAGATTATCGAACGGTCATCCCGACCTTAACTTTGAAAATGGAGTCTTTCACATGAAAGCAAAAATTCTATCTGCTGCCTTAGTTGGCTTATCTTTCGTTGCTTCAACTGCTCATGCTGCTTTAGATGCTGCTGTTGTAACATCTGTTAAAGATGGCGTTATCGCTGATGCTGGTACCGCTGTAACTGCTGGTTTCGGCGTTATGGCTGTTGTTCTTGGTGCATCTGTTGGTATGTCTTTATTGGGTCGTTTTATCTCTAAAGGCGCTAACGGCGGTTAATTAAAATCCTTGTGGCGGCCTGTGGTCATGCCGAGAGCGCGCAGGCTGACCACAGGACGCTACAAGGAGTTTTTTCAATGCGCTTATTTTTATTTTTATTTTTATTTGTAATTTTTTCTTGTTCTGTTTTCGCTGGTCAACCCGCAAAAGTTGTTGCTGTAATACCTGTTAAATTTAATTCGAAAGGTATGCACGCCCCACTTCCATACTCACAGCAAATGATGCAACGTGGCTGGGCTTCGGTCCCTGCAATTGCGACCCCTTTATCTGGCGGTTCTCCACGTTATCAACCTGTGCGGATGGCTAAGCCTAATTTTTTACGCGCTTTGTCTTCCCTTGGTCAGCG